AATAAGATGAGGTAGGAGCGGCAGAAAATACATAAACAATCCCAAAGGGATATACAGTAAATTTAGGAGGGTTTTTTACTTTAGTTTTAGTTTCAAAATATAACTACCTGTACTCCAATTCTTTGTAAACAGGAGAAACTCAACCTCGCTAACCTCATACCTACGTGCAATTCTAGTCACAACATTATTCTGTTGTTCCTTCGTAATGGTTGGTTTTGAGCAAGTGACCGCCATTGCTCCAACAAAAAATAAAATAATTGAAAAAGTGAAAGAATTAACAGATATTAGCAACGAAGCTAGATTGAAAATTCAAGTAATTATTTTAGTTAAAAAATCTCTAAATTTTATGAATAGAGATGATTTTCCAGTTGAACTCATAGAGCCATTTGCTGAGCATTTAGCATTAAAGACCATTGAAGAAACGAACTTACAAGGTAATATTTCTAAAGTTACTGAAGGAGATACGACAATAGAATATAACACATCTAATAACACAACTGATGAAATGTTTCTATCTTTAAAAAGCCAATTATTTAGGTTTAGAAAGGTTGGGACTGTATGAGTATATTAGATAAGTTGCATACTGATAAAGTTACAGTTATTAGATCTGTTGTAGTTGTAGATGAATATGGAGGAGCTTTTGAAGAACAAAGAGAAATATTAAAAGATATCCCCTGCAGACTTTCACAGAAATGGTTGAGAAGTGTTACACCAGGAATGGTTAACAGTAGTGGTCAAGAATATAAACTATTTGTAGGCTTAAATGTAGATATTAAACAAAATGATTTGTTGAAAATCACAAGAAAAGCTGATGGAGCTGTTTATATGTTCAAGGCATCAAAACCTTTAGCTTATAACATAATAAAACATAAGGAAATAGTTCTAACAGAAGTATCTGAAAATGAGGTAGATTATGGAGCTTAAAGGATTTAAAGAATTTGATAAGATTCTTATAGAAATAAAAGAAAAAGCTCCAGAAACTACTAAAAAATTTTTGATGTTACAAGCTGAGGATTTAAAAAAAGATGCTAAAGAATTAACACCTGTTGACACTGGAACTTTAAAAAATGCTTGGCAAAGAGAAAACGGAAAAAGATTAACTGGAAATACATTCTCTCAAATAGTATTTAACATGACTAATTATGCTAATCATATTGAGTATGGACATAGAGTTGGAAAGAGTAAAACAAAATTCATAAAAGGTAAATTTATGCTTAGAAAAGCATTAAATATAAGGCAAACGAAATTTTATAAAGATTTAAAAAATTTTTATGGAGGATTGATAAAAAAATGAAATGGGCAGATATAAGAAATGCATTAAATAAGATTATTTCAGAAAAGTTAAAAGTAAATCCATATAGTGAAGATATAGACAATGTCAAAAAGCCTTGCTTTTATATTGATTTAGTTAGTTATAAAAAAGAGTTTAACTCTGAATATAGAGAACTAAAAACAATAGATGTTGATATTATCTATTATCCAAAAACTAATGGAAAGCTAACTAATGCTGAGATATTAGAGAATTTAGAAAACTTAGATGATGCTTTGGAAATAGAAGGGAAAAAGGTTTTACATGTACTGGATAGATATCTAGCTTTAAGAAATACAGATATAAAAATTGTAGATAGAGTTGGGCATTATGTCTTTACATTGAGTTTATATGACTTATATGGAAAACCTTATGATTATGAGCTTATGAAAGATTTGGAATTAAGATTTATAGAAGGAGGTAGCAATTAATGGGAAATGAAGTAGGACAAATAAAAGCTAGTCCAAACATTAATATAGAGTTTAGAACTCTTGCAACAACTGCTATACAAAGAAGTGAAAGAGGGATAGTTTGCTTAATATTAAAAGATACTAAGAAAACTATAAAATGGAATATTCTAAAAACAATAGCTGATTTAAAAGATGATGAATGGGAAGCTAAAAATGTTAAATACATTAAATTAGCAATGTACTATGGAGCTAAGAAAATATTAATAAGAGTGTTACAAACTGGAGAGAACTTAGATGATGTTCTAGGTGAATTTAAAGAAAGAAAAATGCATTGGTTAGCATATCCAGGAGCAGAAGAAACAGATGACCAAAAACTTGTAATTTGGACTAAACAAGTATTTGGAAATGATGGAGCAATAGGAAAAACAGTAAAATATGTTTCTAGCTTTGCTGACAATACAGATCATGTGGCTATTGTAGAGTTAGGAAATACAGGAACTTATAAGTCTATATATGGAGATTTTACAGCACAAGAATATACAGCAGCAATAGCTGGACTTATAGCAGGAATGCCTTTAAATAGGTCAGCAGATAACTTTGTAATGAGTGATTTAAAAGAAGTAGATTATTTTGAGCCAAAACTTGGTAAATTCTCTCTATACAATGATGATGAAAAAGTCAGAGTTAATTATGGTGTAAACTCAAAAACTACTTTTGATAGCACTTGGAAGAAAGACACAAGAAAAATCAAAATAGTTGAGGGAATGTGCTTTATAACTGACGACATAAGAGATACATTTAAAAATTATTGGTTAGGAATTTATATAAATGACTACAATAACAAAATGAATTTCTGCTCTAATGTTACAAAAGTATATTTTAAAGAAATGACTCCAAATGTATTAAGTGGAGACTATGATAATAAGATTGAAATAGACTTAGAAGCACAAAAGAGATTAATTATTTTAGATAAAAAAGACCCAGAAGAAATGACTGAAATGGATATATTAAAATATCCTAGTGGTGATGATGTATTTTTAACTGGAGATGTTAGATTTGCAGATACAATGTCAAATCTTTCTTTGGTTATAAAGATGTGATAGGGGGTAAAAATGGCAGATACAAATATAAGAGGTTATCATACTATTGCTGGAGCTCATGGTACTCTTTGGATAGACAATGAAAAAATAGCAGAATTTACAAAAGTAAATGCAAAAGTAACAGCTGACAGAAAAGATGTACAATTAGGCTTATCTGTTGATAGTAAGATTGTAGCCTTAAAAGGTGAGGGTAGTGTTACTCTTGAAAAGGTATACTCGAGAGGTAAAAAGATACTTGAAAAATTAGTAAAAGGAAGAGATGTTAGAGTTAGAATAGTTACTAATTTAGCTGACCCAGATACACCTGGAAAGCAAGAAGAAAGAATTTCTCTAGATAATGTATGGTTTAATTCAATAGACTTGATCAACATTGCTAGAGGAGAAATAGTTGAGGAAGAATATCCATTCGGATTTACTCCTGAGGATCTAAAATATGAAAATAATATAAAATAGGAGGATAAAATGTTAGCGACCATTGAAGATTTATTGAAAGCAGGAAAAGAAAGAGAAAAAAAGAAAAAATTTAAAGTTTTAGTAAAGGAATTAGATAGAGAAATAGAATGCGAAACTATTAGTCGTAAGGATTATTTAGATATAATCTTAGAAAATAAACAAGATTCAGATGTTGAAGTTATTTACAATTCTTGCTCTATTTTTAGAGATGACAAACTAATAGATGAATTAAAATGTAATATGAATCCAACAGATGTGGTGGAGAAAATTTTATCATTTTCAACTATTTACTCTTTAGCTAAAACTATTTTAGAAAAATCAGATATATCTCAAGCTGGAACTATAAGCAAATTTATTTCTGTTATAGATGATGATATAAAAAACTAATAAAAACGGATTGGATAACTTTCACAATTTCTAAATATATATTAAGGGGTTATCCTCTCCGTGAACTTCAAACTTTATCAAAAAGTGAATTATATTTTTTTTATAGAATTTTAATTGATGAAATGAGTTGACTTAATAGCATTATAAAAGTATAATAAGAAAAAAGCTGAAAGGTGGTAGTTCTAAATGATAGGTTTAATTATAATTATTCTTATAATAGTGTATGCAGGGAAATATTATAGATGGACTGAAAGATTAGGTTATTTTAAATCTATGGGAATTACTGCTTTAGTTGTATTTAGTATAGTTGGACTTGCTATAATAGTAGGAAATACTAATTGAAAAAAATAAGTTTAGAGATTAAGAGAGTTTTTAACTCTCTTTTTCTTTTTAAGGAGGACATATGAAAAGTGAAACATTAAAAGGAGTGGGAGTTTTTATAACTGACCCACAAGGAAAGAATATTGGCTATATAATGGTAAATGAAAAACTTGAAGTTATTAGTAAATTAAAATATGGATATAAAATAAAAGAGGAGTAACTCCTCTTTTAATAATTATTAGGCTTCTATTACAGAAACACTTACTTTAACATTTCCACTGTCAATAACTAGATACCAGTAGTCATAATGTGGTATAGTTATTACAGCAGGAGATTGTTTACAATGCCCACCATAATAATGGTATTCTCTATTATTTTTATAATTAGAGAAATTAACACTATTTAATAAAATGACATTACATTCAGTTCCTTCTATTATAGCTTCTACAATGTCATTTTGTTTTAAATAGTTTAAATCAAAATATAAAAAGTCCATATAGTTTACCCCTCCTTTCCTAATTCAATATTTGAGCCCCCTCTCCTATATTGGATTATAACTTTAAAAGAGAAAAAAGTAAAATTTAAAAATTTCTCTTGACTTTTTGTCGTCAGAAAGGAGTGTGAAAAATGGATGACAAAAAAAAGATAGGGAGACCTAAATCTTTAAAGCCAAAATCAATAAAATTGACAGTTAGAATTGATGAAGAAACTAATAAGATTTTAGAAGATTACTGCAATAGGAAAAATAAAACTATTGTAGAAGGTGTAAGAGATGGAATAAACTATTTGAAAGAAAAATAAAAGAGATAGATTACACAAGCCTGAGAAACTTACAATCTATCTCTCCACCAAAGTATTGGTATGTAAATATTATACACTGCATACCTCTATTTTGGCAACTAAAAAATTAAAATGGAGGTATTTTTTTATTTTTATGTTTGGATTTGGTCAAGGGATAAAATGTCAAAAGAAAAGAGGTAAGGTGAATAAAAATGGAAAAGTAGTAACTGCTTGGGATATAGCAAAAGTTCATAATAGAGAAGTTAAAAGAATTAATGAACAATTTAATAGAAATAGAGATAAGATGATTGAAGGAGAAGATTTTTATGTAATTAAAAGAAATGAAATTCCAAAGTCGCTTTCAGCGACCTTAAAAGATTTATGGGCATTTGCTCCAGCAATGAAAGAAATGATTTTATTTACAGAAAGTGGTTATTTAATGCTAAACAAAGCATTTGATGATGATTTATCTTGGCAAATACAAAGACAATTAGTTAAGGGATATTTCAAACTTAAAGAACTTAAATCAAGTATAGATAAAGATAAAAGACTTGAAATAATGGAAAAAAATGCAAATGTAAGAATGGCTAAAATGTTAAAATCTTTAATACCATTCTCAAAAAGTGAAAGATATAAAGAAATATTGGTATCAGAAGCAACAAAAGTTTTAACAGGAAAAGAACTAATCCCACCACCAGAAGTGGAAGCTAAAACTATAACTGCCACTCAAATAGCAGAGATA